CATTGAGACCGCACAGCTACTGTCAACTGCCCATCGTATTCTTGATGGTGTTGAACGTACCGAACTCACTGCTAACGGTAGAAAGATCAAGCGATTTGCGCTGCCTGATAGCCGCGAGAGTGTAATGTATAAAAGCACTCATGCTAATCATCCATCCGCAGTATGGGCTCGTGAGACCAACGCTAACTACAACTGGCTTTATGAACACCTACTTGCGTTAGGTGACGAGTATACTCACCGTTATGGTAAGCAGCATTCTACGATTAGAAACATTGCTACGCACTTGCTTTCGCTACCGAATAACATCAAAAGATCAGGAATGACTACGATGCCTTCTTGCATGGCAGCGGAGTATGTCGTCAGCGATGACCCTGTCATTAACTATCGTAACTACTACAATAAAGGAAAGACCTCGCTACATCGCTGGTCTAATCGTACTCCCCCTGATTGGATTGAGGGCAATGTTGTTTCTCAACAGATCAAGGAAAAAACGATATATACTATTATATAAGGAATGAATAATGTTTGAATCAATAAAGAAGGCCTTGGGAATAGCATTTCCTCCCCCGCTGCCTCCTGAACCAGTAAAGATTGAGAAGCCTAAGACACCTAGAAAGCCTAAGGAAGAGCCACCGGCGTTGTCTCCTAAGGAAATAGCAACCGCAGCCGGCGAACCTTATGTGAACATAATCAGTGTAGACTTAGATCCAAATGACATTAACAATGGAGCTTTTCAGCTAGACTGGAATGATAAGTTTATGGTCAATCTCGTTAAGCAAGGTTATAAGTTTAGTCCGAGCGATACTGAGGACATGATCGTAGATCGCTGGTTTCAAACAGTATGTCGTAATATAGCCCTAGAAGTATACGAGCAAGAGATTGCCGATCCAGAGAAGCGTGATGACATTCGTGTCATTCAACAACGTGATTTAGGAAACGGATATACTGAGGTACAATGATCCGACCTCTAGAAGATGACCTGATGGTCCAGCAGCAGATATCAAATGCTTGGGAACATATGGTCGGCGTGATAATGTTGAACCAGACCGGTCGTAAGCCAGTTAAGACGGTACTTCCAGAATTCCTATATTGGTTCCCAACACCACAAGCATTGATTCAAGCAGATCCGGATTTCGTAAAAAGCGTCATATCGCCATTAGGAATGCTCAACGTGCGTTACAAGAGATTGGCACGAATGAGTGAAGACTTCTTGTCTTGGGATGGTCAAGATGCTACTAAGCTATACGGCATAGGAAAGTACGGTAGTGACAGCTACGAGATATTCTTCAAGCAGAACTACAGCGTGATGCCGACAGATAAAGAGTTGATTCGCTATCTACAAGAAGAGGTCGGTTGACATTGGGTACCCGTTTTGCTATTATGAATAATAGAGAGAGCACACAACAGTGCTCTGTGAACGCGAAAAACTAGGAACACCAAATGTCACTTAGCCTTATGATAGACAATACAAAGCAAAATCTACCAGCAGTTGACGACGGAACTATTTACCCTGATATTCTAAAGTTTATTATTAGCAACGACTTTAATATTAAGGTCGAAGATCAAATGTCAATGACTGAGCTACAAGCATTGGTACCGGATCATGCTTTTGTTAAAATTGCAGATTGTGCGTTGAATACCGGACAAAATTTTCCGGGAGGGAACCGGCGCCTGATTTCTGAAGGTCGCTCATTTGATGGTAAGTTAGTTGATTACCTAGTTGCAGCTCCGTTCAAACAAAAATGGGCACAGGCTGAAAAAGAATGGGTATATACTATAGTGTATGACGGCCACGTGGTAAAGATCGGAATGACAAGTTCCGGGATGAAAAGCCGATTCGGGTCGTACAACACCGGTACCGAAAAAGCAATGAGAAAGGGTTCATGTGCTACTACTAATTTTGTAGTAACACAGTGTAACTATTTGGCATTACTAAAAGATATCAAAGTTGAGATTTTTGCTTACGAAATTCCCAGCAGCTGGTCCACGCAGATTATCTTCGGTAGAGAAGTAAAGGTGCTAAGTAAAGTTGCTCACAAGTATGAAAACGTATTGATTGATATCTACAAGAAAGCGGATGGATCAATTCCTTTTTTATGCGGGCAATCTTAATAGCAAACATGACAACATATAAAAAAAACTTTGATAAATTCTATACCCATCCTGACATTGCTGAACAATTTGTCAATAGGATAAATCAGTTTGTTAACCTAGCTGAGTTTGATCTAGTTATTGAACCAGCAGCTGGTTCAGGTAATATCTTGAAGTTTCTTCCTGATAATAGTATAGGATTAGACTTAGAACCGGAATCTCCTGATATCATAAGGCAAGACTTCTTCCAGTATCATCCACCTAATGTACCGATGATTAGTGTTGTCGGTAATCCCCCGTTCGGTGTTGGCTACATGAATCCTCTTGCTAAAGCATTCTTCAATTATAGTGCGAAGTGGGCGGAAGTCATTTGCTTTATTGTTCCTGCAAAATGGCATTCTTCTTGGAAAGTACATTCACAGTTAGACAAGAGTTTCGGATTGTACTTTAGCGAGATTCTACCGAAAAACAGCTTTTTATTCGGAGGTAAACCGTGCCACGTTACCTGCTGTATGCAAATTTGGAGTAGAACTCCGCTCGGTACTAATTTACGCTTGCTATCTCGTCCTGCTACATCACACATTGATTTCGATGTTTTCTTAACTTGTGACAATGTGAAAAGAAGGACAGAGGTTAGGAACCAGATAAGCAACAATACGTATTGGGAATTTGGTTTAAAATACTGGGGCAAAATACAAGTGTGTGAAATGAATAAGGTGCCTGCAGATACTACTACTCATTATGTCTTTAAATCTCATAAGCCGTATGTTAGAGAGATATTTGAATCTATCGACTGGAGGCGATACGTAACGAATATGGGCGCCCCAAATGTCGGCGGAAAATCTATAATTGTTAAGGCTTATATTGATCGGAAAAAAGAATTAGGATATCCGGATGAAGCTCCCGTCTCTATACCGTTTGGAAACGGGTTCTTCAGTATGCCTGGCGTAGATTAAATAATCAACTACAAAAAATCAATTAACTGGTAGATTTCCGTCGCGGGACCGAGGTTGTGCATTTAGAGTTAGTCAAAGGTATTTAAATCAATTATACAAAAATAATACAGAACACTAATAGTGCGTTGACTTAACTCCTGATTTGTATCTTAAGGCTTGACATATAGTACCCTTTTTGCTATATTGAATATAGCAAAGGAAATGTGATGCACATCGCAAGAGTTATGGTCATACTAAGTTGGCAGATGGAACATGGGTTACAATCCATAAAGTTAATACATGGGTTGAGAAAATGAAACAAGACACGATTGAAGTTTATGACAACTATCAAGATGCTCTAAGTAAAAATCGTTTTCTTGTTCAGAAGAATCGTGAGATGGAATATGGGTTGCGAGTTGCGGCAAAAGCATTAAAGAATTCGCTTGAATTAACTAAGGAGATTATTAATGACTGATAAAGTATGGGTAATGGTTGAATGCATTTCTACCTTTCGTGAGCGATATCTTGTTGAAGCACCGAAAGATCATCCTGAATATGCTTTAGATGATGTAACAATGGAGCGTCCAAAAGAATTTTCACAGAAGTGGCTTGGCGAAACTATCGTAAGCCATCGAGTAGTTTCCACAATGGAAGCATTAGATATCTGTGATGTTGATAATGATTATTGTTCTGATTGGACTGACGAACAAAAGATTCGTACTTTCTTTACTAAAGATGGCGAAACGTCTTGGTCGTACTGTTGATGTTGGAACATTAGAATGGTGGGCAAACCAGCAAGAGCGTACATGATACTGCATTGCTAAACGCAGTGTTGAAGATTTATCAGCGTCTTGGTGGTACTTATCCGGTTGCTGACACTGTTCTGTCTCACAGCGAAGCAGGGCATGATCTTTATGACTTCTTGCCTACTAGCATCAAGGACCGTGTTAAGGCATTAGGAGTCAAGTAATGAAGCGTTTTCTTTACATCATTCAGACGAAGCACAACAACATCTTGGGGTTTGGTGTATGTGCTATACCCGGCAAGCGTTTGCAGGATTACGTATCACACAGTGCCTGCAAGCAAGAATTTGCATGTCTGTACTACGGAAACAAGACTGACATTGATGCGCTGGAAGATTACATCAAAAATGAATGGTCCAACATTCGTCTTAACATTAATGGTAAGTGGAAGTGGGAATGGATTGATCCAGAAGCAAACAAGTCAGTAGATGAGTTGATTGCACTAGTTGACAGTAAGATTGTTGGACATCCTATGACAAACGTAGGTAAGCTAAAGTCTGACTTTCTCCCATTCAAGAATTATTACTCAAAGACTCCTATCAGGAAAGATGTTCTAGCCTTCGATCCTTATAGCTTTCTGGAGTTTAAGGCTTGACAACTGCTAGTATATAGTGTATTATATACATACATTACTAGAGAAAGCAACAAATGACTACCTACGCTCTCATTGATACAGCTAACACTTTCTTCCGCGCCCGGCATGTGGCCTCTCGCAACAGCGACACTTGGGAGAAGATTGGCATGGCTATGCACCTTACGCTCGCTTCTGTCAATCAAGCAGTACGCATGTTCAATGTTGATCATGTTGTCTTCACGCTTGAAGGTAGGTCTTGGCGTAAGGGTTTCTATGCACCTTATAAGGCTAATCGGGTAGTCACTAATGCCACAGAAGCCGAGGTCGAGGAGAACAAGATGTTCTGGGAGACCTACGAGACTTTCACTACTTTTCTCAAAGAAAAGACTAACGCCAGCGTCCTTCGCTGTGAGAATGCTGAAGCTGATGATCTTATCGCTCGGTTCGTTCACATGCACCCTGACGACACACATTACATCATCTCATCCGACACTGACTTCGTTCAGTTGATCAGCGATAATGTTCATCAATATAACGGTGTTGCTGGTCAACTGATCAAGCTTGATGGATACTATGATGATCGTGGTCGTCCACTCAAAGACAAGAAGACTGGTGAACAAAAGCTTCTTGAGGACCCTGAGTATCTGCTGTTTAAGAAGATCATTCGTGGTG